GACGCGATCGGCGTACATACGCTCCATGATCTCGGGTAGGAACCCCTGCTTAGCCGTACTGTATAGGCACCCGTTCGGCGCCATCGTGTATCCGGGCGGAATCACTGGGTCGACCTCGAGGAGTGAGTCGATAGACGGCACGTCGCCGGCTGAGCTCAGCGTCTCCGGCGAGATATTATACTGCATGATGAGGTGGGGATAGAGCGAATTTAGATCGAACGAGAGGACCCAGTCATGCATACCGACTTGCGGATCCTTGACGTATGCTCCGACGAAACTCTCGCTCTTTACGCCCGACGTTCGAGCGGGTACGGCGACTCGCTTCTTCCACAGATGGTTGTGAATGATAACGTCCCACATTCGAACCTGCGTGAACACGTCCTCGTAGTTGACCTTGGCGTCGTACGCGAGGGCCATAGCCATCTCGATCAGCTTCAGCTTATCCTCGAGGCGGTCGACGATCTCGACGTCGTGGAGGTTGTACTCGATGAACTTCTGATAGTCCCTGAGGTACAGATTGTGTAGGGTCTCGTACTGGCTGTAGTCGATCTTCTTATCGCCGAGCTCGATGTGAGCGATGTGTCCGAGTCGGTAGGACTCCTGCTGAACGTAAGTAAACTTTTTATAGAGCGCCATGTAGTCAAGGACTGCAACGCCGACGATAGTGAACGGTTTGTAGCTTGCAGTTCCAATGCCAAACTTTTCGGCGTCCTTGATGATTCCCCACGGCGATAGCGTCTTAGTCAAGTCGTCTCGCCGGCGCTCATCCATCATCCTAGCTCGACGCACGATGTACGGTATATCAAATCTATCTACATTCCAACCTGTGACGATGTCTGGATGCTTGCTAGCCCAGCATGTCAGAAAGCGCATCAGTATCTCGTCCTCGCTCATACACAGAGTATACTCGACGTCGCTTCGATCAGTCTTAAACTCTCCGGTACCAAACACATGATAGACGCCGGCGACTCTCAGTGTGATAGCGATGATCGGATACAGAGCGTCGGCTGGGTCTGGAAAACCCTCGCTGGATGCAACCTCGATGTCAAGGGTCGCGATCCTTATCTTATCGACGTCGTAGTCTATGGTACCGGGGTACTCTTCATTGATGAAGGTGTATGTAAACCGGTCGAGCCCGTAGAGGTTGATGCCGCTTACATCTGAGTATTGCTTGATATATTCCCTGGCATCTCGAATACCAGAAAAGTCGACGCGTCCTATGCTTCGTCCGTCAATAGTCTTCCAATCTCCATTCTTGGAAGAAACGAACATAGAAGGTTTGTATAAAATTCTTTTTTGAAACCTAAGGCCATCCTCGATCCCGCGAAGGAGGATGGTATCACCGTGCGTGTCAACGCTCGTATAGAACTTCATTGTCATAATATATCACACTCACTTCGAGATGTCAACAGCTAGCGACGTCGCGGCATCAAGTCGGCGTCTTCCTCATCGGTGTCTCTAATCGGTCGACTAGTCGGCATCATAGTTCGACCACTCATATCTCTCGTCAGAGACGACTGCCCGATTCCAGCCATCTTTTCTTGGCCGCGGCTCCATGCAGCGACGCCGAGGATGGCGCCCATAGCTAGGTGATACAATCCGGCACCCTGCAGAGTCAGGGGCTCCCACTGCTTGACTGGAAGCTTAAGAAGAGCCTGAAGTATTGCCCAACCGACTGGAGCCGCGATGAAATCAAACGCACATGTAGCCATGTACAGCCAGCCCATGACCGGCCGCCACTTGGAATTGATCCAAGACTCTTCCTTCTTCTCAGCCACTAAGCACACTCAGAGCATGCTCGAAGTGGTGCTTACGCTCCTCTAAACCGATGGTACCACCGTTAATGATCTTAGTCATCTTGAGTATGTCGCGATTGTCAGCTACTGCGTTCAGACCATTCTTTTTCCAAAACCAGCCGGCTGAGCGCGCCGCTCCCTCTGGAGTCTCGAGATACGTCGGATCAGACTGCAGATCGTAACCCAGGGCTTCGCCGCAGAATTTATAATTGTTTCGGCCGGTGAGCTGAATGAGACCGCGACCGCGAAACGCCCAGCCGTCGCCTGACTCCTCGGGTCCATTACCCATGCGGTTGGCATAGACTCGATTCGCGATCATCTCTGGATTGCGGCCGTACTGCTCAGCGTTAAAGTTATTAAAGTATTTTGGAAACGTCTTCATCAGACCCTGGGCGCTGTAGTTAAGATTTTCTTTGACGTACTTCAGGTTACCGCTCTCGTGGCCGCACTGAGCGATGAATCCAGCGGCTCGAGCCGCATTATTGATCTCGAACTCTTCCATGGCCGCGGCGATAGCCGGAGCAAAGTCAGCGATAGCTTGGTCTGTCGCTAGCGGGAGGCACTCTCGGAGCTGTTGGTCTGTGATCATGCTGCCCCTCCCTGCCGCATCTCAGTGTATTTATCAAACATAGAAAAAGGGCGGCCGAAGCCGCCCGATCTCATCGAGAAGATACGTCACTTACAACGTTAAGCCATCATTCTATAGACTACGACTCGACTACTCAGTGAGCATCTGCTTCTTCGATACAGTCTCAACTGAATCAGTTACAGCGATTTTACGAGGCTTCTTGTGGTCGGGAATCATGTTCTCGAGCCACACGCGTAGCATACCATTCATAAGCTCCGCGTTACGAATCTCGATAGTATCTGCAACGGTAAAGCTGCGCTTGAATGAGCGATCAGCTATGCCCTTGAAGAGGTATACTTGGTTTTCTGAATCACTCTTGACTCCACCGGTGATGGTGAGAGTTCCGCCATCGATTGTCACGTCGATGTCGGCCTTACCGAACCCAGCGACTGCGAGCTCGATAACGTAGTTGTTGTCGGATACCTTTCGAATATTGTATGGCGGGTAGTTGGTTGAGGCTTTTAGCTTGCCGATGTCCATGCGACCGAGTCGATCAAGCATTTCGTCGAATCCGACGAAGAACGGGTCTAGTAACTTACGATCCCACATATAGCTAGTCAAATGTTTCCTCCTGTGTCAGCAAGGTTAATGAGTTGACGCCCCGTTAAGCAGCGTCACTCATAATATATATAATACACTGATCGGTGTTTGTCAACTATTTTTTAGAGTAGACATCAGGAACCACTGCAACTTTTTATGAGCTGCTTGGCGGTCCGCGAGAAAGTTTGACAAACCATGCTCGCCCTCCGCCTCCGCCGAGTCGTACGCATCGCGGATAGTCTCAAGGACCTTGGCATTATCGGTAAGAAGCTGCTGCAACATGTCCTTAGCAGGTGGCACGGTCGTCGCGTCTTGAACTCGAGACAGCTCGATGAAGCGGTTAAACGATCCCGGCGCGTACTGACCCAGAGTACGAATGAACTCAGCCGCCGCGTCGAGTGCCGAATACACCTCGACATAGGCGTCCTCGAGAAGCTTATGGTACTGAGGAAAATCTTCTCCCTCAATGTTCCAATGGTAGTAGTGAGTCTTTAGGTAGAACGCAAAAGACGTAGCAAAGTACGTCTTCATCGTGTCAGCTGCGCTCATCGGACATCCTCTTCTTTCCGATCTGATACTTTGTTTCTAGGATCCACTCAGGCTTCTCTCTGTGAGTTAGCACCTTGATCTGAGAGATCGGCGCCGTCGGTTCTAGGTTAGCGGTGCTCACTAAGTCTACAAGCTTCCACTCACTCAGTAAGTTGGCTATTGTGTTTCGTCGAGCCGCGTCGTCGTCGGAAAAGTCTGTGGGCTTTCCATCGAGCATGAACAGTTCTTTAAAGTGAACGATGAAGTAGCGGCCTCGCTTATGAAGTATGTGGCAGGACTGGTAGAGCCTCTTGTCTTTCTTAGACGCTATACCTATGCGAGTCAGCGTCTCTCGGACTTTTAGAAAGTCTTCGGGCGACTTAAGTCGGACCTCCACCATCTGTTCGACGCCCCTGACCATCTTGACCACCCCTCTCTAGAGACGCCTCCATTGCGTCTATCTGCTCACGCGAGAGGATTCTCATGGCTTCCATCGCCTTTGGTCGACCATAACTGTGGTATTCCATGACCACTCTTAGGTCCGCGTCGAGCTCCGGCTTGGCCCACTTGGAGAACCTCTTTCTCTTTCTTAGAGTATTTATAAAAAAGGCAGTCGCAAGCTTAGCATCGACTGAGTGGCGGAGGTTCATCTCGTTGGCATAATAGATGCCGTCGGCGTGGTACGACAATGCC